CGGAAAAAGTGCTGGATGGTTTGCTGCTGATGATGAAGGTGATGCAGTACGTATTTTCTTTTACTTTGACTTAACAGGAGAAGACGATGGGTAGAATGAAAGAATTAGTAATGGAAATGGAAGAACGATTTTGGGATCATGCAATTGATCTTGTTTATGAATGCGAAGTTGTAGAAGACTTCTTATCTGAAGTCGGAGAACACAGACACTTACTACCAATGCATAGTGACTCTGAGTTTACTGAAGTAGTAGTAGATGCATGGAACGAGTATTGGCAATCGAAAGGACATGAATAATGTTAGCTATAGTTGATGTTGACAGCTGCATATATCAAGCAGCATGGCAGCAAGAAACCGTAGAAGAAGCTTTAGAAAATTACAAAGCAATTCTACATAAGAATTGGATAGACCCTCTTTGGGCTGACGAAACAGTAATGTATTGTGCTGGCAAAGATAACTTCAGGTATAAGCTTTGCCCACAATATAAAGCTAATCGTAAAGAGCCTCACAAAGATGCTAGTCTTTTCAAGCCGTTAACAGAATATATTGTCGAGAAAGGCTTGGCTATACCCTCACACGGTATGGAGGCTGACGACATGGTTCGTATAAAGGCTATTGAGTGTGCTGACGAAGGGAAGGAATATATCGTAGTACACATAGATAAAGACCTTGATTGTATCGTAGGACAGCACTATAACCCTCGTAGATCAGAGTTCTATGAGATCGATGAAAACACTGCTGACCTTAAGTACTGGCTTCAAATGCTTAAGGGTGATCCTACTGATAACCTTCCGGGGCTACCTAAGATTGGCCCTAAGAAGGCAGAGAAGATGCTTAATGGTGTTCCTATGGAACGTAGAAAGAATCGAGTCATTGCAGCTTACAGAGCTAAATATGGCATAGTCAATTGGAAGGAGAAGTTATTAGAAACTGCTAACGGTATTCATATACTGCGTAGTGCTGACGACTTCTTTAAGGTGTAATATGCAAGACCATCAACGCTATGAAGACGTAATAATCACTGCTGTTTCTACTGCAGACAACGGTGGTTGGGTTGGTATCACTACCGAAGAGCATGGTGAAATCAGATGTAAATCTAACTTACGTACTAAACTTAAGCTAAAGAAAGACTGGGAAGGTGACCTGACTGTATGGATTAACCCCAATGGTGGCACTGTGTGTGTTGCATTCGATCAGAAAGCTTGGAAGCATACGGGTGCTATGGCACAACCACATGGTCAATGGGAATTGACTGCTGGTATAACCGAACTACACCCTTATGAGAAGGAGGGGTTCGTCTATCGAATCACTGAAATCTCTACTGGTAAGATGTATATAGGTAAAAAGTCTTACTGGAACTACAGCAAAGGACAACGTGTGCGCCAATCTAATTGGAAAGTATACGGTTCTTCAGGTGTAGATACTGCTGAGAAAGTCTCAGAGAATCCTGAAGCCTTTGAATACGAAATACTTTGCGAAGCGCCTGACAAATCTGCTTTAAACTATATGGAAGTGTATTACCAAATAAAGTTTGAAGTATTAACCGCAGTTGACGATCAAGGTGAAAAGATTTATTACAATAAAACAATCGGCAGTGAGAAATGGAGGCTCACCCAATCATTTATTGAGGAGTACAATGAAACAGCGTAATCCATATTACAATTCTATTCCAACACAACAAGTAATCAGCGGAAAGAAAGCAGAACCTGACATCACTGACTATGATGAATTCATTGTTGATTATCTTGTTGATAAAGAGGATAGAAGGAAGAATGTAACTAAACAAAGCAAAACAAGGCAACGGAAGAGGAACAATCGTTATGCCAAAGAAGAACGACTATACGGAAAGTAAAGAGATAGGTAAAACAAAATGTCCTGCTTGTCCTAGCAGCGATGGCTTTACCTTATATGATGATGGACACGGTTACTGCTTTGTATGTAACCATTATGAAAAAGAAATAGGAAAGGAAGAGGAAATGCCTCTAGACACTAACAATACTAGCCTTGAGCTATTTGAAAGTAATCTTGGCGACTGCCGAGGTGTAGAAGACCGTAGGATAACAAAGACTATTGCCGAACATTACGGTGTTCGTGTTAATTACGATGGCGATAGAAACATTATCGCTTATAACTACCCTTATCACGCAGATACACATCACCCTATAGCGTATAAGATTAGAACATTACCTAAACAATTCAAAACAGTAGGAGACTTTAAAGATGTTTGGCCTTTCGGCGTTCACGCTTTTCATGCAGGAGGAAAGAGACTTGTCATCACGGAGGGCGAGTTCGATGCAATGGCGGTCGCGCAAGCATCGCTTGATCACTATAATAAAATATATCCCGTTATATCAGTTGCAAGCTCTTCAAACCTTAAAAGCCTTCTTCACGCTAGGACATGGATCAGATCATTTGAAGAAGTAGTATTATTCTTTGATAATGATACTGCTGGTAAGAAAGCCATTAAAGAAGCTGCTAATATTATCGGTATAGACAAAATAAAAATAGCTTCGTTAGGTAATATAGCTAAAGATCCTTGCGAACTATATGTAGCTGCAGGTAAAGATGGTGTTATGCGTGCTGTATGGGATGCACAACCTTATAGCCCTGCTGGTATACTAGTAGGCCATGAGCCTGTATGGGAGCATTACCTAGCACGTAGAGAAACAGAGTCTGTGCTGTACCCACCTTGTCTTGAAGGTATCAATGATAAGACTAACGGTATGCGCTTTGGTGAGATAACTTTATTCACTAGCGGTACTGGCAGCGGTAAATCTACTGTTATTAAAGAAATAGTGTTAGACTTATTAGAAAAGTCTAAAGATAAAATAGGTATGATATCACTTGAAGAAAGTATTGGTGATACTGCTGAGAAGTTTATTCAAATGAAACTCGAACGTAACCTACAAGAGTATGATGTACCTCTTGAAGAACAGGAGGTGGCTAGTCGTGCTGTGTTTGGTTCAGAAAAGCTTGTTTTACTTGATCATCAAGGTTCTGTTGGTGATGAATCTCTTATTGATAAGATCGAGTATATGGCTCTTATGGGATGTAAATATCTTATCCTCGACCACATTACCATTGCCGTATCGGAGGGTGCTGAAGGGTATACTGGTAACGAAGCCATTGATAAAGTTATGTCTGACTTGCTCAAGCTTACTAAGAAGCATAACATCTGGCTCGGAGTTATTAGTCATCTTCGGAAAGTTCAGGGCGGTGGAACTACCTTTGAGCAAGGCAAGTTGCCTAGCATGGATGATATCAAAGGATCAGGATCTATTAAACAAATCTCTTTCGATATCATTGGATTTGCCAGAGACTTGGCGAATGAAGATGATGCCACACGAAACACTATCAACTTTGTGGTCCTTAAGAGCCGATTTACGGGTAAGACAGGGCCAGCTAAGCAAGCTAGATACAGCCATGATACAACTCGATTAACCTATCATGACAATGATCAAATAGACTTTGAGGTAGTGGCATGAGCGAAACAGCTTTATATCATCAAATAGGTTTGCTGCAACAAGAGTTAAGCTGGTGTAAGCAAGCCTTAGAGCATACCACTAAAGAGAAAAATAAATACAGGAGTCAAGCCCTAATGAGGGCAAACAAAATTGAGGTACTTCAAGATGAACTACAAGAAATCTATAAGAAGAAAAGCAATTAAGATTCAGAATTCAGATTCAAGAGGCGGTGGAAAGATACGACCTATGGTTGAAGCAATTGCCGCTGTGGAGAAACCTAATGACACTGAAAGAAGCAAGATACGATGACTTATATATGGACATTGCTAAACGTGTGTCGGAAATGTCTTACGACAGCGATACACAAGTTGGAGCCGTTATCGTCAAGAACGGTAACATTATATCAATGGGTTGGAACGGGACTCCTGCAGGCTTCCCTAACGAGTGTAAGTCTGCTAGTAACGGTAGCACTCTTCCCTATGTTATTCACGCTGAAGCTAATGCTATCTGCAAGTTATCTCGTGATGGCGGCAACGGATTGGATGCCACCCTCTACACTACGCTCGCGCCTTGTATGGAGTGTACTAAGCTTATCCTTCAGTCTGGCATCAAAGAAGTTGTGGTTGCTAAGGCAGAAGAAAAATATATGGATTCATTTAAGATCCTTAATGAGAAAGGTATGATTAGACAATGCAAATCTATTACGGACAAATAGAAGAAGAACCTAACTATGTAGCTTGGGTTCAATGCGATCGGGAAGATCTCGACGAGGTACGCGAGATGTTCCCTACTGAGGAATATGAATTAACTGTAGGTGTTAAGTCTAACTACGACCCTAGTACTTGCAGTGTAGAAACATTAAACAATCCACCAGCCTCAACTTGGGGCGTAGACGTTTGGAAGCGAGAACTAAATGGAAGACCTGAAGGACTATCTTCTGACTAAAATTCGTGGGGATAACTTAGGTGTTAAACCCAGACGTAACTTACAGTTAATGCG